CCTTTGCGATGGTCAGGGTGTCGAGGATGATGGTGGAGCTCACGAACTCGGCGCGGCCGCCGGCGAAGCTCAGAGACTTGGTCGTCTCGACTTCCTTGCGGTGCTTACCTTCAGCCGGATCCAGCACGTTGATGACGTAGATCGGGCCGATGTTGCCGAGGGTGTTGTTGAAGTGCGCGGTCATGACTTCGCAGAGGGTAAAGGTGCCCCAGTCGGCAGCGTAGCCGAGCTTCTTCTGCGCGTCGATCATATTGGTCAGCTTGATCGGCTCATTGATGATGCCGGCCTCGCCGAAGCCGCGCACGAGATTGACAGGCGCGGTGCCGATATAGACCGGCGTGGTGCCTGCCTGTACGGCGCTCTGTGCCACGGTTTCACCGATGTGGCCGTATGCGCCGTAGAGGTACTCGTTTGCCATGTGCTTATCCTCCTTCTTGGAATAAATTAGGGCGGCCAGTTTTGCCGGTCGCCCTTAAAGGAATTGATTGTAGGTTTTCGGGTTGCGCGTGAGCGTCTCCTCGATGGTCAGCTCGGCCCACGCAAACCAGTACGGGTAGAAGTCCGGGACAGCGTCCTGCTCAGTGACGAGGCCGAAGGTGATGCCCTCCTCCTTGATAACTCGGAGGCCGTTCATGTATTCGGCGTTTTCGATCTCTCTGAGGGTTGTGTCCACGAAGCTCCATGCGTCGCGCCAGCCTTCTCCGTTCTTCTCGAAGTAGGCACTCGTCTCCTCATTGTACTGCTGGATGTAGGTGCCGCTGCCATCGCCCCGAGGTCTGAAGATGTCGGGCCCGTGATACCCGGGATCCCACGCAGAGAAGCACAGCCGGATCCTGATGCCACGGGAGTGCGCGATCATGTCGTCCTCGCCCTTGACGATCTGCACGCAGACCGACGGGATCGGCGCGGCGATCTGAGGGGGCGTCCTGTCCTTTGAAGGGACGAACAGGGAAAAGGCGGCCGGGTTGACCAGTTTGTAGGGGTAGGAGGCGTCGTTGGCATTGTCGTCCGGGAGTTTCAGCTTCACCAGCGGGCAGACGTTTTCGGTCAGCCACTCCCTGACGCTTTCGATGCTGTTCACTATGGACACAATAGCACCTCCTACATGGTCACAGTCTGGCCGAGAGCCACGGTTGCGATCCCCATGTCCTCGCTCCAGTCGTTGACGATATACTCGCGGCCGTCGACGTTGAGCCCTTCACCCGCCGGGCGCCGAGCAGGCAGATCCTCGACTGCTGCATAGAGCAGCAGTGAGGACTCTGCGACGCTCAGCTCTTGCCCCCCTTGGCGCTCCTTCAGGGCGTTCTCGTCGATGACTGCCGTGATGGTCTTACCTTCGACTCTGTGCTCCTCACCGAACTCCTCGAGGTTGAGGAAGGTGCTGCGCACGTCTTTGGCGACCATCTCCTTGAAGCCGAAGCCCATTAAACGGGATCCGCGGCGCCGATCTGAGGGGGCTCCTCGTCATCAGCGCCAGCCGCCTTCTTCGCGGCCTCGATGGCAGCGATGACGTCGGCCTTCTTGCGCATAGCAGAAGTGTCGACGCCGTAGGAGGCGGCGATCTCTTTTAGCTCGTCGAGCTTCATGTCCTCGCTGTACTCAGCAGCATCGGCAGGATCTTCGGGATCCTCGCCGTCAGGAGTCTCGGGATCTCCCGCGGCAGCGCTGTCAGGGTTGTCGGGATCCTGCGGCGCAGGTGCGCCGGCCGGGTCGGTGCTCTCAGGATCTTCGACGGTGTCGGGGTCGACGAACTTGGCGACGCCCTTCTTGACCAGACGGGCCTCCAGCTCGGGGTCGAGTTTCTGAGGGCCGTCAGCTTCGGTGATGGGGATCACCTTGCGGCCGTTATAGTAGCCGAAGGTGCCCGCGATGATCTGGATCATGCTGTGCTCCTTTCTGCCGCGCTTAGACCGTCAGGACGTCCGCGGCGATAAATGCGTTTTTGTTGTTGGGGATCAGCAGGGGGCGGCTGGAGATCGTCAGGCTGCGAGTGTTGCCCTCAGCGCTGGACACATACTTAGGCACGCGGCGGCCTGCATAGGTGTGGACGTCGCCGTCAGCCTGCTCAACCTGAGATACTGCGCCGTACAGGGTGCGGCCGGCAGCGGGAGCAGTCAGGACGCACTTGCCGGAAGGGATGTAGAGCTTGTCGCTGCCATCGTCGTCGGTGTAGGTCTCGTCGTAGGAGATCACGCTGATGACACGGCCGCCGACGTTCAGGCGAGCCATCTCAGCCGCGCCGGCAGGCAGCATCAGGGGAGCGACTTCGCCGATGTTGAAGCGGCGGTTGTCGAGCATCTCCTTGATGGCGGCGTTGTTGATGATCGCGTCGGCGACGTCAGGAGAGCATACCAGCTCGGAGGCGCGGAGGCCCTTGCTGGTCAGCATACGGATCATCGCGCCGAGGTCGGCGAGGATGTTGGCGTCCGCTTCGTCCCACGCAGTAGTAGGAGTATAGATGGCGGGGTTGGTCTCGCCCTCATAGAAGCGGATGTCGTTCTCGTCACCTTCTTCGATGTCGTCGGCGATGTGCTTCATGATGCAGCCGTTGGTCAGCATGGTCTCTGCGGCCATGGCCTCCTCACGTCTGGTGATCATTTCGCCCAGCTCGTCGGCGTCCTTCAGGGTGAGGGTCTGCTGACGCTGCTCAGGAGTGAGCTGAGAGTACAGAGCCTCGGCGAAGCCGCGCTTCTTCAGGTCGTCGATGGTGAGCATACGCTTGGGAGCCACGAAAGGAGGAGTGAAGCGCTCCATGTGGTAGCCCTTGCGCAGTACGGAAACGCCGCCCTTGCGAGGAGCGACGAAGGGTGCCAGCTTCTTGCTGCCGTCACGGTATTCCACCAGAACATCCTCACTCAGGAAGATGTCGGTCGCGTCGTTGGTAGGAAAATAACGATCGCGCAGGAAAGTGGTGGGAGGGGTGAGCTGCTGCACTGCCATCAGCAGCGTGTGGGTGTCAAAAAAGTTGAAAGGCATTATTTTGTCCTCCTTCTCTTAGTATTCGACTGCGTCGGAGAGCAGGATGCCAGCGTTGCGCAGGATCTCCTCGTCGGCAGCGGTGAAAGTGTAGCCAGTTTTGACAATGAGTTTGTTGCGGTTGAAGTGGCCGAGGCGATAGGCGACGGCGGTCACGTCCGCAGAGGTGCCGACTTCGTAGTCGTCGGCGAGGATGCAGTTTGCGGTGAGTGTCTCGTTCGTGGCGGCAGTGTTGCCGAGGACGACGTACTTGCCGTCACCACCCGTGCCGGTAGAGAGAGCGAGGACGGTGCCGCGCTTGATGGTGCCGGCAGCGCCGAGCTTTCTCAGGGTGACGTGGAACACGTCGGTCGAGGGGTTCGCACCGTTGATGAGCTCATCGTATGCGACGGAGCCGATGGTTTCGTTGAGTTTCTTGCTCATTACTTCTTACCTCCAGAGATAGATTTGTAGGTGTTGACGATAGCGTCCACCTTGGCCTTGTCGTCGCTCTCGCTGCCTTCTTCGCCGCCGTTAGGGGCAGCGCCCACGCCGGCAGCGCCAGAGTCCTTGGCGTCAGCCTTGACGTCTGCGAGATGCTTGGTGCCGAGTGCGGCCTGCTTCTGCATGGCCTTCAGCGCGAGCTGCTCGGCAGTGCAGGGGGTTTCGCCATACTTGGCGTCGTGGACGAGCTGAGCGTCGCCCACGCTGGCCTCGATGCTCTCGATGGCCTGAAGGCGGGCGCGTTCTGCTGCGATCGCCTCCGTTCTGGCAGTCTCGGCGGCCTGCTGCTCGATCTGAGCCACGAGGTCGGGATGCTGCGCTCTCATTTCTTCGAGGGTCATGGTTTTGTTTTCCTCCTTCTTTGTGGCCGCCGCTTTGGGCTGGCCCTTTTTATTTCCAGCCGCGGAGGCGGCGTGGATGCTGTTGTTGACCGGGATCGCCCCGGGGATGTTTCTGAAGGCGCCGACGTCGTGACGGATGCCTGCGACGAGGAGCACCTTCTTGTCTGCGCTCACGGTGGCGGCAGGGCCGTCATCCTCGAGCAGGGTGTTGGCGAAGCCGTTGTCGACGGCCTCCTGACCCACCATCCACGTCTCGCGGGTCATCATGCTGCGGAGCTGCTCGACCGCGATGCCGGTTTTGGCGTGGTAGATCTCAGCGATGGCTCTCTCGCTGGCGTCGAAGTCCTTCTGGAGCTTCTTCAGGTCTGCGAGGGTGTAGTAGTCGTACAGCATACCGCTGACGCCGTGGATCATGACCATGCTGCCGGGGTAGACCTGCACGTCGTCGCCGGCGCACATGATGACGCTTGCGGCCGATGCCGCGATGCCCTCCACGATGACGGTCTTGGTGCCTTCGAGGCCCTTGATCGCGTTGTGGATCGCGATGCCGGTGTAGAGGTCGCCGCCGCAGCTATTGATCTTGATGGTGATGTTGCTCTTGCCCTTGACCGCTTCCAGATCCTCGAGGAAGCCCTCGGGGGTGATGAACAGACCGGCCACAGGCTCGCCCGTCCACCAGTCAGTAGGCTGGCGGCTCATGACGTCGCCATAGAGCACGATCTCGCCGGTGTCGTCGCCGGTGCTGGCGATGTTCCAGAACTTCGTGACCTTGGCTCCGGCAGGAGAGGCGGGAGCAGGCCCGGCATAGAGCCGG